TTTAAGCTGACTTTTAAGGCGAAGGATTTCTTTCTTTGCTTCGAGCAGTTCATGTTCATCAGAATTGTTGCCTAAAGGCTGTACCGCCTTTAGCCATTTATAAATACTGTGCTGGGATACACCTAAACGCTCTGCAACATCAGTGACAGAATATCCTCGTTCAGTAATCAATTTTACAGCTTCATCTTTAAATTCTGGGGTATAACGTTGTCCACTCATAATGTGTTCTCCTATGCAAAAAGAATAGACCATATTTGTCTAGGAGAGTGGTGGCAGTCCAGGCAAAGGTGAATTCGGTGGAATTGACAATATGTTCAAGCAGCTTGAAAAGCTCAAAAGTCTATCTACTGAAGCACGTTTGCCAATTCTAAAAGGCATGTTCGGGGATGATGCAGAAACTATTCAAGCACTTAACCTGCTGATCGATAAAGGCAAGGCCGGCTATGACGAAACATTGGCAAAAATGAATGCCCAAGCCGACCTGCAGAAACGTGTTAATGAGCAACTCGGTACGTTAAAAAATCTATGGGATGCTGCGTCAGGAACATTCACCAGTGCTATGACAAACTTCGGTGCTGCAATCGCACCTGAGCTGAAACAAGTCGTCACTGGCTTAACGGACATGACCGAAAAATTCGGAGCCTGGTCTAAAGAAAATCCTCAATTATCGAATGCCATTATGAAGACCATTGCCATTATCGTGATCCTTCTTGCTGCATTCAGCGCGCTATCACTGGCACTGGTTACCCTACTCGGTCCAATGGCTTTACTGCGTCTGACTTTTGGCGTACTTGGCGTAAAGGGATTAGGACTCATTAAGATGCTGAGTGGTGTATATGGCGCTTTAAAATGGGTGGGTTCAGGGCTAAAAATCTTATTTGTGCTTGCAAGAGCACATCCAATTATCGCCTTAATTACAGCACTGGCAGTCTTAGCATTTACGGTATATCAAAATTGGAGTGCCATTAAAGAATATTTTGCACCTCTGTTCAATAGTATCGCAGCAAATGCATCACAGCTCTGGCAAAGTATGAAATCATTTTTTAACAGTGGCATTGTAAATATCAGTGCAACTATTGCCAATTGGTCTCTGATCGGACTGTTTTACCGCGCCTTTGCTGCCGTCATGAGTTACTTTGGCGTGCAATTGCCAAGTACATTCACAGGCTTTGGCCAAATGCTCATGCAAGGACTTGCCAACGGCATCAGCAACGGCATTGCGGGTGTCATTGGCAAGGCTAAAGCCGCTGCCGCGCAGGTGACCAATACGGTAAAAGGCGCTTTTGGCATCCACTCCCCTTCCCGTGTTTTTACACAGTTGGGGGCATACAACATGCAAGGCTTGGCAAATGGGATCTCAAATAACAGCCATCTGGCCAGCAACGCAATCGGTACAGCAAGTCAGGATATGTTGGGCTTTTTTGATACCAGTGCTTTCAGTTTTGACCAACGTCCATCTATTTCAGCCAGTACCAAAAATGTCTCTGCAACAGCAGCTCCAGTGCAGCAAATTTTTAATATTTATGCTGCACCGGGTATGGATGGAAATGCATTAGCTCAATTGGTAGCAATGGAGGTGGCCAAAGCGCAGCGCATGCCGCAACCAAGCAACGTCCGCAGCTATAGCGACAACGATTAAGGGAGGCAATCATGTTGATGAGTTTAGGGCAATTCATTTTTAAAACCAGCACACTGGCATTTCAGGAGATCCAGCGGCAGCGATCATGGAGCTATGCCGAAAATGCCGTGGCCAATGGACGTGCGAAAAAACAGTTCACTGGTGCAGGTTCAGACACGGTGACAATGCCTGGTCTCATTTATGAAGAATATGGCTTTGGTACACGCTTTGCGCTGGATGAATTGGCAAGCATGGCCGACACAGGACAAGGCTATGTGTTGATGGATGGTTCAGGTTATTTATACGGTGTTTTTGTCATAGACAGTATCGACGAAACCAAATCCATTTTGATGGACAACGGTGTCCCCCGTAAGGTTGATTACACCCTCAAGCTGAGCCGTGTTGATGATGAACGCATTGAAATGCAATCTGCTCCACAGCAAGAAGGTTCAGCATGATTAAAACGCCTGTATGTGTGATTAGTGCTGACAATAAACCGTTAAATGAGCTTATTTCTAAGCGTATTTTAGGTGTTACCGTGACAGATAATCGCGCCAATGCAGCAGATGAATTGAGTATCGTGCTCGATGACCATGACGGTGCATTACAACTGCCGAAACGTGGTGTACGTCTTAATTGTCTAATGGGTTTTAAAGGTGAAGGCTTACACGATAAAGGTGACTTTATTGTCGATGAGACTGAATGGTCTGGTACACCAGATCAAATCACTATTAAAGCCTCCAGTGCCAATTTTAAGAGCAATATCAAAGAAGCTAAGTCCAAGTCATACCACCGCAAAACCTTTGGGGCTATTGCAACTGAAATTGCTCAAAACCATAAACTGACTTTGGTCATGGCAGCAGCTCTCAAGGCGATTGCTTTAAGCCATATTGACCAAACCAATGAGTCGGATCTCAACCTACTGCAACGACTGGCCAAACAAAATGGTGCGGAAATGGCGGTCAAAAAGGAACGGCTTTTAATCTTCACTGCAGGCAGTGCCAAAACCGCTTCAGGTAAAGATTTACCAACCATTACTTTGACCAGGAATAGTGGAGACCAATTCCGTTACAGTGAACAGGATCGTGAGTCCGATCATACTGGCGTATCAGCCAGTTATCAGGACACAGGCAAAGCCAAACGTGAAAAAGTGGTGACTGGCGATAAAGGCAAAGTGAAACACTTAAAAGGGACGTTTGCCAACAAAGCGGAAGCGGAACGTGCCAGTGCAGCGAAGATGGCTGAAATTAATCGTCAAATGGCGAAATTCAGCATCAATTTGGCTTATGGGCTACCTGAGATCAGTACCGAGTCTCCAATCACACTACAGGGCTTTAAGGCTGAGATAGATAAGCTGAAGTGGATCGTTGAAAAAGCGACCCACAATTACTCAAAAAGTGGCGGATTAACGACTCAATTAGATTTAGAAGCGAATACTAATTAGTTTTAAAGTTTATAGGCAATTTTTTAGAAAGTGCTAAAATTGAAGCAATTCCCCTACCAATAGAAACGATCAAAATAGATGAAATTCCTAAAGCTAGGACACTAATAAAGAAAATAAAATTATATAAACAGCTGTAAGTAGGTATTCCCGGCAACCCAAATAGAGATAAAAATATTAGCAAGGATTTGTTAATAATTAGAATTGCACCAGAAAAAAAATAAACCCTGATTATTATTTTAAAACAACCTCTAATTGAAGATTCACTATAATTTGAAACTAATTTAACTACCCCAGCTTCATCTTCTAGTTTAACTAAAAACCAAGCTCTATCAAAGTCCTCTATGGTCCCAAAAATATTCGGACATTTTTTAGAGATTGCATAATCAAGAAACTTTGCACCAACCCAATCATTACAGGTTACTTGTCGTGCCTTTAAGTCACGTAAAGTGAACTCTATTGAATCATTATTGTAATAATTCTTAATATAGTCATCTAACGCTCTAATCTGTGCTTCATAAAATTTCCTTTTTTTTGCCATCCTAAATGTTTTAGAAAAAAACCAATATAATAAAGGAGTAAAAGGAATTGCTTTAAGTATAATTTCCCACATAGTCACTCATACTGTCTATAAAAATATAAAATACCAATAATCAACAATATAGACATTATTGGTAGTAAAAATTCAAGGTTAGAAAAAGAATTAACATATGCTATAAGATAAATTAAACCAAAAGCCAAACATACAAGAATATCTACCCATAACAGCATTTTTCGCTGATGTTCATATCTATTTTTAATTTGGATAAACGATTTTTGGAACTTCTGTGCCATGCCTTTATGCTTACTATTAAAAAGGCTTTCATGATGATCCATTTCATCTTTGATAGCTTCTAATGTATTATTTTGATTTCTAATCAACATTGCCAAAACAACTGCATAAAATCCGATTGCTAGAATTACTAAAATATTAGTTAAGCTAATTCCATGGAAACTACTCTCATCATTAGCAGCTGCACTGCCAATTTTCAACTTATCTGCAGCTAAAATTACAGAAACAGGAACACCTATTAATTGAGTTTGAATATCCGAAAAAACTTTATTAAGTCTAACGATAAAATCAACTTTTTCTTTCTCAACCTCTTTCCTTATATCATCATATGAGAACTTAGACATATAAATATCCAGTTCATCATTTAAATATGTATACAACCTATTAAAGTCTTGAATAATCTGTGAAAAATCAACCGACTCCATATCTTTAAAAAAATTAATCAGCCCCTTTTTCAATATTTTTTCTTTTTCTTTTGAACTAATTCCTTGACTAGACTCATCGACTAAAAATTTAGATAAAAAGATATCTATATCATTTAGTTTCATAATATCAACATCAGTATAGATATCAGAAATAATAAGTTTTTTGCTCCCTAAAAAGATTAAACTAACGTTCCCCAAATCATTAGTTATATGATCTGCTTTCTTTTCAAAAAACTCATATAATTTAATAATATTAAGATAGTCATTAAAGTAATCATTTATTTCATCAGAATAGTAGGCTTGTTTGGGTTCTACTAAATATAAGTTATCTGGAACCTTCCTTCTATTTATGGGAGTAGAAAGAAATTTTTCAAAATTCTTATATATTTCACCAGTCTTTTTAAACGAAATTTTGTTTTTAGGGAAAAACTCTGGGTCTAAAAACTCATTAGAACGCTTTAATGAGTTAAGCTCATCTTTAATAAAATTATAATCATCTTGGCTTTTAGCGTAGCCAAATACCAACCTGTCTTGCATAACCAAGCGGTCTAACATTTGGCATATTGTAGCTATCTTTTGGATAAATAGCTTATTGCTAATTTCATGATCAATCATGATATTTCACTAAGTACCAAGGTAATTCTTAATTTTATTATGCAAACTATCTGGCACACCAGTTAAAGTTAATTTTCTGTTAACTTCATCATAAAAAACTGAAGTATCGATTGCCTGAACAGGAAAGCTGACGGAAGCTTTATCAATTTTTCCAGTTATTCGTTCCATTTCTCGAACTTTCGCTGGGTTTGGGTTGAATGTTTCATCAATCTGAATATTTTTTTCTCTAATATAGCTTAAAAATTCATTTCCCTCGCTATCTTCAGCAGTAGAGGAAATTAGCTCAGTAATATTTTTTAAACTAACACATTCCCTACTTTCAACTTTCCGAACCAAATAGTCATGTAATACTTCCCTTTTTTCAAAAAGATACTGCATACGGAGTGTATCTGTAGCAAAATCTTTTTGGGCAACAAATGAATCTAATGCTTTAATTAATTTTTTTGTATTAGGTGTAGATTCAGAATAGTTTGCACAACCTAACGCATTTCTGAAATAGCGGGTTACATCATCATCACTACCTCTTTTCTTTACGAATAATAGGCAGTGTAAAGGTTCTTGATCTTCTTGATCTTCTTGATCTTCTTGATCTTCTTGATCTTCTTGATCTTCTTGATCTTCTTGATCTTCTTGTCTATTGTCACTCCAAATTTTCATATCTAATCTTGCTGCTTCATGGAAATTATCCATGTTGAATGTTTCAGCAGAAAATATTTCTAAATCATCTTCATTAACTCCATAACGCGTTTCTAATTTCAGCATCACAATTAACAAGAAGTCTGTAATGTCACGATAATGAATCAGTAAGACATATCCCCCCGTAGCTTTATTGGAATCTTTTATTTTTTCAACAATTTGGACAAGAACATCTTTAGAAAAAGCATAAAATTTTTGTGAGTGCTCTTCCTGCTCTTCCTGCTCTTCCTGCTCTTCCTGCTCTTCCTGCTCTTCTTGCTCTTCTTGCTCTTCTTGCTCTTCTTGCTCAAAAGTATGCCAAGCTATTAATTTTTGGTGAAAAATATTCAAATTGGGTTCTTTAAGGTCTCCCCATGTATTAGCTTGATTAGCATATGCTTCAATTAAAGACTCAGTAAAACTTATTAACAAAGAATTTGTAGGAAGGAAACAATTGTTCCTATAAGTGGGCACTGCAACATTAGAATCTTTTGCTTTTTTAACACTATGCATAACTGCATTCAAAATTTCAACTGACATGCCCCTACCCTAAAATATTAAATTTATTGAGAATTATTCTATAATAATACCATTTTAACAAAGCTATTTAAACAGCAAAGTTAAGCAACGCGACAAATCTCTTCGCACAAAAAAGCCCAGTATTTATACTGGGCTTTTTATTACTTTATTTTTTTTCGCTATTAGAGCTCTTACTAACAGGATTAGCACTTTTAATAATTTCAGCTGTTGCCTTTACAAGATCGATACTTGAGCTCATTTGCTCTTGAACCAAATTACCAATTTTTTCATTGTATGTTCTATCTAATTCTTTACCAAAATATTTTAAAGCTAGTTCCTTTCTTAATTCTTCTGCAGTTTCCTTAGTCACCAATGAAATATAATCTGGAAAAGCCTCCAACTCTAACTTAGTCTGTTTAGCTTGCTCATACTTGTTTTGATAATAAATTGATAGTTTTAAAAAGTATGTTGTTAGAGTAATCCCTACAACAATGATTGAAATTTTAAATAAAATATACTTCAAAACTTTATCATTAAAATTTAATGCTTGACCATTCGCTAAGTTAACAGGCGAATTAACCTTGAAAAAAGTATTAGTAATTTCCAAATAATTCATATATAAACTTTTCAAGGGATCATATGAAATTGCAAAAAAAAGTGTCATAAAAATTGAAGCTAAAAATAAAAACCTATACAATCTGAAATATTTTTTATTTTCTGCTTCTACATCATCATATAAATCAGTAACTTTTTTATTTGAAACAGTATTTGACAACACTATATTTTCTTCTTTTAATTTTTTATTATCATTAAGAAGATTAATATTATCATTTCTAATTCTATCATTTTCTTTCTTTTGTAAAACCATAGAGTAATATGATTCTAAACGCTTATTATTCCTATCTACAAATAATCTAAAATTATCAAAAAACTTATTAAACCTATCATAATCATTACTTGAATAAAATTCCGTTGAGAACTTATTATCATGATGTCTGTCAAAATCTTCAGATTCAATTGAATCAATTTCAATAATTATTTCATCTAACTTAATAATTAAATAATCCTGAAGAAAAAGGTTGCTCTTTAATTCATGGTTATTTATGTTGTTTTTTAAAGTGTAAACCATATTCAATAAGGTACTATCATTATTAAAAAACTCTGCACAATTGTTTAAAAAATCTATACATGTGTTTATTTTATCGTTAATAACACTAATATTCTCATCTGAACTCATACATTCCTCTTTTCTGCCCCCATGCATCGACTCAACATGACCCGATCCATTAGCTCACAATGAGCCAAAGCATTGTATCAAAAAGAGCTTTTCTTCTATATATAAATAGAATAAAGAATAGAGTTATAAAAGAATGATCAAAGTTAAAAATAGTTGACTAAAAAAATATTTAAATTATATTGTCCATATCACAGCAAAATCTGTGATCAGGCGTAGGAACCTGCATTATCATCAAAGAGCGCAAATCAAAGTCGCTTATGCGACATTTTTTTTGCCTACTGTTTAGCAGTCGTTATGGCAGGCTAGACAGGGCAGCTTCGTGCTGGCCGTGCATCTTTGAGCGGTATTCCTACACCCTGTTTAGTCTGTCACCATCCCGTAGGAAGGATGTTGATGGGTTTTTAAAACTGATCAAAGAGAAAACGACTATGAACACTCAAAATAAAAGTGTGCATTCAGCACCTGTACGCCTCGACACCCTCTGTCTACAACGCTTACAAGCATCTAACTTTGCTCAACCCCAAATTCATAAACAAATTTTAAATTTCATTCGCCTACGTTTCACACGTTAAGGGGAATCGTATGCCTAAAATTTATATCAACACTGAACTCGGTACAGAAAAACGCTGCACTCTTTGTGGCGACTACTACCCTCTCGACACAGACTTCTTCTATAAAAATGGTATTTGGCGTGGCAAAACACAATGGCGATCACATTGTAAAGCTTGTTTCACTGAAACCTATCGGGGAGAAAAATAATGAAAAATATCCTCCTTCAACACAAAGAATATCCACTCATTGCCTCCCCTCAGCTCGCTAAAGAGCTGGGGACTGCAGCAGCCACGTTCTTGCAGAAATTGCACTTCCTCATCAGCGAAAATCGGAAGTACAAACAAAAGAAAAACCTCACTGTCCACCTAAACCGTAAGTGGTGGTTTCACACCTTTGAAGAATGGCAGTCAACACTGGGTTTATTCAGTGTTTCGACAATCAAAAGAGCTGTGGCCAAACTCAAGGAACTTGGCTTAATCGAGATCAATAAGCTCTCAAAAATTAAGTCTATGCGGGTGAATTATTACACCATCAACTATAAAAAATTAAAGCAACTCTTTGGCATATCCGCTGGCGCTGCAAAGCCTCAGCCAGCACCCAAACCTGTGTCCGAAATAATTCAGGGTACTGAAGCCCCTATTCATACGGAAGCCGCAGCAGAGGATATTGCCACAATTCCTCGTGAACACCGTGCGCTATACAGACAGCTGCGCCAGTATAAATTGGACATCGCACATGATGACCCACGCCTGTTCTATTGGGAAAAAGTATCCAGAACCGTACTCGCCTACACCGCATCCGCACCCAACCGGCTCAATCTAAATAAATGGCAGTGGCATTCACCAGAACAGATCCTGCCGGCAGAGCTTATAAGGATATAAAAATGAACATAGAAAAATACATTATTCGCGTTCAAGAACCGCAAACAAAAAAGCGTAAGTTCTTTATCAGCTCCAAGCAGCTGTACCGTATGTTGCAGACAGATGTTTCTTATAAAACTTTTGTAGAAACCAATATTACCTGGTCGCGCCTGCGGGAAAACATTGACTATCACTTCAATGCGCAGCATGACACCTACAACCTTTCAATTTGCGCTGTTCAAGCTATTTTGATTTTAGAAAATACAGAAAAAAGCTGGCAGTTCTTCAATGAACTGACTGACCTGATAAATAACGGTTTTAACCGTTCCTAGGGGAATAATATGGATATCCAAGCAAGATTATCATTATTAGATCAGCACTTATCTTTACTCATTGAGTCTACGGAAAGCTGTGAATCTTTAACTGGAGAGTCGGTGGCCGCAACCTTATTTATTATTCAAGAACAGGTACAGCAGATTCAGAAGGCTGTAGATAAAGAGTAATAAAAAGCCCTCTTAAGAGGGCTTTTTTCATTCTTTTACAAATACAGCTGGAATATTAGGCATCCCACACCATTCAGCAATGCTGTTATATCGTCTTCCTAAACTTTTGATCAGATCCAGCGCTTTGCCACCTTTCTTAGCTAAAGTATTTGCTTCTGTACCAACTTCATTAGCATCTTTTAAAAACTTAGCAAGTTTCTTCATACCATTTGAGTCTTTAATTTCCTCTGGTTGATCAGCGTTTCTATTAACTTCTAATGCATTCTGAATTGTGGCAAGTCTATTCTTCAAAGCTTCACTATCCGAAAGATCAATCAACTCCTCAAGTTCATCATTAGATTTAGATAACTCAGCCTTGTAATTGATAACGGTAGATTGCGAGTTATTTAATTGGTTAATAATCGTAACTGGAGGATGAACAACTGGAGAAAGTGCCTTATCTATGATCGCTTCCAAACTCAGTATTCGTCCATGTTGTAAAGCAATAATTTCTTTTTGAGAATCTATCTGAAACTTAAATAAATTAAGCTGATTTTTTAACTCTAATGTTTTGATAGGAGATAAATAAAACTCATCTACACTTTCTTGCCCTTTAAGTACCAACTCATATTCATGTAATGCTTTTTCTAAAGTTTCAATATTTCCATCTTCAGTTTCTATGATCATTCGTACGGTTAAATCATGTTGCTCAATTTTAACTGTTGCATTTTGTTCGGGATATTTTTCTTTCAGTACAGAACCGAAATAAGTAAGAATTGCTAAACCAGCTTGATAATATTCTGGTTCAAAAGTTATACATCTATCCATTTTAATATTATTATCAATTTTTAAATTTTCACTCTCAATATTAATAATATTTAATTCCGTTTTTTCTAACTTAACACCTAAAATTAAAAAAGGATGTTCAAATTTTAGAGGAGAAACTTTATCCAAACTATTTTTTATAAATTTTAAACTTCTACTTCTAGTAAAGTGACTATCAAAATTAGAATTTTTCCCTGCCAATTGATTTAAAAAACTCTGTTGAGAAATATCAATAACTAAAAGTATTGGTACAGATATATTTGCTAATTTATTAGCTGATTCAATATCACGATAAATCCATGACATTAATATAGATGAAGCAGCTGAGGTAGTAATTTTAATATAACAAGATTCTTTCATTAACCCTAAAAATTGTACCCTCTCATTTTTAAAAGGGGTATGCAAATTATTTTCATTCCAATGTATCCTCTCAAATTCATCAATTAAACTTTGTCTAATAAATCCAAGAACGTTAAAATTTGAATTTGCTCCGTCTTGTAAATTACTAGATTTATATTCTTTGTATAATTTTTCAGAAACAATTTCTAGAGTTGCCTTTATATCATCTAATAAATCTGAATGATTTTTATTAAAAATTTCCCAACCTCCTAAATAGCTCATAACATCATTTATATACATAAAAAAACTCACAAATCTAAATTTCATAACTTATAGCATTTTTATTTTTTTTATAAAAGCTTAGAGTAAATGAGCTGTTACTCATTCACTCTCTTGGTTACTTCTTCCCAAAACTCTCTGCAAAATTACGCACTAAAGTCATTAACGTCTGACGCTGCTCAGGATCAACCTGATCCCAATATTTTAGTAACTCTTTAGCTTCATCAGAAAGTAAATCATGTTGAGTACGTTCACCAGTAATCAAATACCAAACGTCCACACCGGCTTTATGCAGTGCTTCTAAATCTTCCTGTCCCATAACGCGCTCGCCTTTCTCGTAGCGCATTACAGCCATATTTTTCTTACCAAATAACGCAGCAAAATCTTTTTGCGAAAGATTTAAGCGTGATCGTTCCTGACGAAGGCGTTCGCCTCTTTGATCGTTATTCTCATTTACCATTTGGGATAAATCCATATATTAATTATCCCAATTGGGATAATATTGCTTTGCTTATTTACCATTTTAACAAAGTTCTCTATTCACCACAGTTTAATAACTGTGGACTCAAAAGGAAACAAACATGGCTACTCAAGAGTCTCAAAAAGAAGTACAGATCAGCTTTCGCACTACACCAGAAAATCGTCGTCTCGCTCGTATCGAAGCAGCAAAGCTCAACATGTCACTGAACGAATGGATTAAAAGCCTTGTTGAAGCTGAACTAGAAACTTCACCTCAAGAAACAAAATCATCATAAGGCACACCTTTTGAGCCACTCACAGATTTACGGGGTTCTGTTTACAGATTTTTACAATTCTGTGTAAAGCAAGAAATATTAAGTACTTGGTGTCGGGAGCAACAACTACTTAATTCAAATCAGAGGTAATGATGAGTAAATCAATTGGTTTCTACTGCCCGCACTGTGGAAGACGTATGTATGTATCTAGTCGTAAAAAGCCTTCTCCTCTTTTACACGAACTGATTGTGAGCTGTCAGAACGACCAGTGCCTTGCCAGCTTCGCAGCCAGTCTAGAAATGGTTCGTCCCATTCAAAACAGCATCAATCCAAACATCGAAGTTCAAACCGGGTTACCGCAACACAAACGTCAGTGGGAAGTAGAACTAGAACATCACCTGTCCAGTTTAGAAACGATGACTGTGATCGACAAACAACAAGAGAACTATGTTGAAGGCTTTATCTCTGCCTTATTCCACTCATCCACGATTGATTTGACCAAGGCCAGTGTCTACCGCAATCGGCTTAAACAAATCAGACTCTTATAAGGCGTAGATATGTATCACCTACAGCAACGGATAGATGACCGACTCAACCAGTTATTCCATTTTAAGAAAAAAGGTGAATGGTATCGAGAAGGCGTATGTCCAAAATGTAAAGAAAAAGAACTCTATACACACGCCATCACCCCACGCATGGTGAAGTGTGGTCGTATCAATAAATGTGGCTATGAGGAGCATGTCAAAGAGATCTGTGAGGAGCTTTTTAAAGACTGGTCTGAATATCATCCACAAACAACAGCAAACCCACATGCTGCAGCGGACGCCTACCTCAAAGAAGGCCGTGGTTTTGATCTATCAAAGCTCAAGGCACTGTATACCCAAGAGCTTTATCGCTCACCTAAAAACAGAAGCCTCGTTACAGCGACCGTTCGCTTTAAATTGGCTGAAAGCATTTATTGGGAACGTCTGATCGACCGTCCTGAACGCTTCGATCGTATGAAGGCAAACTTCATAGGAAAGTGGTCTGGCCTTGCTTGGACAGTGCATGATTTAGATACTCTGTGTAATGCAGGCAGCATTTGGATTACTGAAGGTATCTTTAATTCAATCGCGCTTAGTCAGTCTGAAGTGATCAGCATGAGTAATATGAACAGTGGGAATTACCCTGCTGTTCTCTTGGAGCAAATTAAGAACCGCTGTCATGAACTTAATAAATGCAGACCGCGTTTAGTTTGGGCTTTAGACAATGATCCTGCAGGAAAAAAGTATCTAGCGAAACACCATAAACGCGCAACGGATGAAGGTTGGATTTCTACAGCTGCCTTACCGCCTGGCAAGCTGGACTGGAATGATCTGTTTCAGCACGACAAGCTTACAAAAAAAGACCAGGAAAAATACCTCCATTACGGAAAGCTGGAAATTGCAGAAACGCCTGAAGAAACAGGCCTGCTGATTTATAATTTTTACGGTAGCAGTTTAAGCCAGTTTTTCTTTAACCACCGCTTCCGCACCTATTGGTGGGAACTGGATTATGAAAAATACAACAAAGCCGTTCAGTATGTTGAAGAATCCCAAAGCTCGATGCTCACAGAAGAAGAAGTCCGCATTCAGGCATTAAAAACCTGCTCTTCCGCCAAGGAAATATGCAACGCGCAGCTAGAACCGCTGTATTTCCAACGCAATGAAATTACTGATGAATCATGGTACTACTTTCATATTCAGTCACCGTGGAGCGCTGTAAAAACTACATTTACTGCAGAGCAGTTGTCATCGCGCAGTAAATTCAAACCGCGTGTTATGGCTGTTCTCTCAGGAGCAATCTGGACAGGAAATGACAGCCAGCTTGAAACTTTCATCAAGCGGAAAACTGAGCGCTTACGCGAAGTTAAAACCATCGACTTTATTGGCTACTCCAAAGAATACCAAGCCTATATTTTTGATCAGTACGCTGTGCATAAAGGTCAAATTATCCACAAAAATGAGCACGATTTCTTTAAGGCCGGTAATAAGGAAATTAAAACCCTAGCGGCTTCCCCAATTATCAGCCTAAATGCAAAACAGGAATTTAAGCCGGTATGGTGGAAAGACTTTTATTCACTGCAGGGAGAAAAAGGACTCATTTTACTGGCATGGTGGACAGGCACTTATTTTGCGGAACAGATCCGGGCAATCAATTCATCATATCCATTCTTTGAATTTGTCGGCCAAGCCGGCTCAGGGAAATCCACTCTGATTGAATTCCTGTGGAAACTCAGTGGCCGTGAAGCCTATGAAGGCTTCGATCCAAACAAATCAACCAATGTGGCGATTTACCGCAACTTTGCCCAAACCTCTAACATGCCCATCGTACTGATTGAGGGTGACCGTAACGACCAGGCTGGATCTCAAAAAGCAAAGTTCAGTTGGGACGAATTAAAAGATGCTTATAACGGTCGAGCGATTCGCTCTAAAGGCTTAAAAACCGCAGGCAATGAAACCTATGAGCCGCCTTTTCGTGCTGCGGTGATGATTAGCCAAAACACCCCGATTCAAGCATCTGAAGCGGTGTTATCTCGTACGTTGCATATTTCTGTAGACACTAAAAATCACAGCTTAGAGAAAAAGCACGTTGCAACCCGACTGACACAGATGAGTTTAGAAGATGCATGTAAATACATGACCTTTTGCTTAAAGAATGAAGAAAGCATCCTCAGAACTTATACCGAAAAACATAAAGAAATTGAAATTGAGCTGCATCAAAAAGGCATTACCAATACCCGTATCGCCCTCTGTCATGCCCAAGTGTCGGCCATGATTGATGCCATTGCGGAGCACGTCTTTAAAGATGCAATCGATTTATCTGACATTTGTGATGCCAAAAGATATTTAGAGGGTATGGCCATGCGACGTATTGAAGAAATTGCAGCAGATCATCCATTTGTTCAACAGTTTTGGGATGCCTTTGAATATCTCAATAGTATTCGTGGTACCAGCTTCCAATTGAACCATTACGCAACTACAGATTCGCAGATCGCCATCAATCTGAATGAAGTATACAAAGTTGCTGCACGTAATTATCAGGCACTACCTGAGATCAATGAAATGCGGAATTTATTAAAAACAAGTAAGCGCTACAAATTCATTGAGGCAAACAAAACAGTTCGTTCATCACACCAACCCGCAGATGAAAACAATGTTATTCAAGGTTATGGCAATCAACCAAGTATTAAAGAAGACCGTATCGTCAAATGCTGGATTTTCTCTAACCCTTATCAAACAAAGGCTGCAGGTGGAAAAAAGTGAATATGACCGAAGTAACAATTTTATTAAGCACTTCAAGCTTTTGTGGTGCTGTCTATTTTTTGACTGAAACAGTTAAGTAAAGAGGGAAACTATAATGAAAGAATCTTCATGTACGATCGTAAAATGGTACTCAATGAGACAAGTGGCTGCTGAGTTAGGTATGGCAGTCAATACATTTAAGAAACACTATTTGGAAAAATACCCACCTGATCGATCATCAGATAAGTATAAAGGATGGACCGAAACGTCCTTAAATAAGATCAAAAAAGAAATAGGCGCTATTTAAGCGCCTTTTTTAATTTTTGAGTGAAATTCGTGAAAAAGTAACCAATCATTTGTCGATTTTGCAGCACCATTAGCACCACCAAATAACTTAGAACCATCGTATCCATAGGAAGAGCAATAATGTAGAACATCTAAAGCCGCTTCTATATCAACATTAACTTTCAACAAGATTCCTGATTTATTGGTATCAGCTAAAATTTTTTCAATTGTCTTAGGCTGATAATTCATAAAAGTTATCGGACTCTCAAACTCTTTAACTATTGTAAAGCAACCAGATTGCCTACTAATATGTTTATTATGGCTTGAGGGAACATCTAGAAGTTTTAAATAATCAAAGTACTTCATATTATCAACATAAAAAATCCACAACGAAAATGAATCTATTAAGTTTTCATCATTATTAACATACTCTTTCATACCATCAATAGCAGCAAAATATAATGAAACTAAGGGTTGATAACTCCAATCTAATAGCCTAGTCGGTACTCCATGATGCTGCGCGAAAGCTAATAGTTCGTAATCATTTTCATCAAATTTCACTTCTTGTTCTTCTTTTATACATCTAGAATAAGTTTCTTGACGAGTAACTCTGTGTTTTAGCGAATCCCCAGGAATGCTGATTTCACTCGCATCACAAAAATATTCAAAATGATTTATAATTGTCTTTTCTTTGTGAAGAAAATGACTAAATAAATTTTCCTTATTCACACGAAATAAACTTGGTGTAAGCTTCCAGCGAGAATCACCTTGGCCTCTAAATACACACACATTAGTCCTATTTTCTAAAGCCAATGGCTCATCATTCCAGTGCATTAAATCTAAGTAATTTGATTGATCTGGACGAATTAATTCAATTAAATCCTCTATTTTATCAATATAAGTTTCAATAAAACCGCTTTGTTTTTTAACTGTATATTTAGACTTATCAAACATTTTAATTCATCCACTTATAAACTTCATTTGCATACCAATTCATCAATTCAACACGCTCTGGCCAGTATTCAGCTCTGTTATAAATCTTGCTCGTTTTATCTGCTTTTGTCGTTTTATTCACATGCGCAATTTGATAATCAATTACTTCAGTTCTAAACAGCTTACTTTCATTTGCATAAGTAGAAAATAACGACCTGAATCCATGTGTGACCATCTCATTTGCATATCCGTTTCGTTTAATGACAGCCAAGGGAGTTTCAGAAGTCATATGCTTCCAAGGTTCACGTGTATGTTTAAAGATAAAGCCGTCATCACTCCTAGTGTGAAATAATGCCATGAATAGATCATAGACTTGAGGTGATAAAGGAACCATTAATTCCTTTCGGCGTTTCATACGATATGCGGGAATTAGCCACACTTTGTTTTCAAAATCAATTTCACCTGAATCCCATCGCGCTTTTAAAAGCTCACTGATTCGAGTGCCAGTAAAGCAGGCCAGTTTTAAGACAACTTTAGTGATGGGAAACGCATTACATTGTTCTAAACGTCTAAAAAATTCAGGCATTTCACTTGCCGGTAAACATGGATAGCTTTGAACCTCATGCTCAGGAATAAGCTCCCCGACTAAGATACAAGGGTTCTTTTCTGTATATCCTGATGCGATCGCAAAATTAAAAACTGCATTGAGTAGGCGCAGACAACGTGTGGCCGTTTCGAGTGTTCCTTTGGCCACTATTTCTTTCACTTTTGATGAAACCTGAAAACGAGTGATTTCATCTAAAGGCAGCTCTAAAAAATCTGCTGTAATGTAGTCCAAACGGTATTTAACCGTGCTGATATATTTTTCACTAGA